CTTATCTACAGAGAGTCTGCTTTTAAACATTCCCTCTGCGCGTTCTATCGCGACAAAGCTCGTCTAATCTTGGCGGAAGCCAAGTTGAACGAGCCTCTGGATAAGGCACCCAGCCCACTTTGTAGCCAAGGACGGCGTCCCTGGGAGTAATCCCAGTTTTGCCTTCCCCAGCACCATAGAGGGCTGCTGCCATCACTACATCTGGCTTCCAGTTCTGCCATCCGATTACTCGGAAACGAGCAGGCCTAAAAGCTTTGATATAAGTGAGGCTTCTGCGCTTTGTGATTTGCCATCGCTCTTGCTCGTCGTGTATGACGAGGTCCCCGAGAATCTCAGGGCCTCGTAACCGGCGAACATGACTTGGAATAGAATCCAAAACGACAAACCAAGGATCGAGCAAGCTGCGACGACCAGGATAAGGTTCACTGTTGAGGTGAGCCATTCTCCTAATCCCGTTAGCGAGCGAGATCCACTCTTGCGGTTCATTCGGGTACTCCTTCAAGAAATATGGACGGACGTCCACACCCTTGAAGTAATCCCCGCCGCAAGACTCCCGGAAGTGACCCGTCATAAAGGATTTCTCCTTATTGATTGAAAAGCCACAATAGGAAAGCGCAGAAACTACGTCCGAGGCGTAGTCTGTGGGTATGATGATATCATCACCATACACCCAGATGTCGCGACCAGGTTCAAGCATTGCCTCAAGAGGCTCTGCAACAGACCGGAGGTTGCGAACAGCAAGGATGATCGCCAAAAATATGGCGGTCTCCAACTCGAACGTAAAACCGTTACCCATCGAACTGAATTTCTCCAGCTTCACCCATCGCCCTCGAAAGAGGGTCATAGGCGAGCGGAGGGAGTCTAAAAGCTCCCACCAGTCGTTAGGGAGCAGCAATTTAACCAAGTTGCTGCAAACGGTATCACTGGCACTCGAGAGGTCAAGTGTAGCATAACAGCCATGCGTGCTGGCCTCACAGGCGACCCGCCTGTGAATGTCCTGCCCATGCGTCAAGTCGATGTTAACATGACGCTTGAGTGCGTTCCTCATAGCCCTCCCGAGGGAGAGCTGGAAGAAGACATTGATACTAGGCTCCACGGCAATGCCGCGGTCTTTAGTACAATCTTTAGGTACCGTTGTGAAACGGTTACCGCGCACACACTCTATCTCCCGTCCCTCTGCCGCACAGGCTTTCGCCCAGGCGGTGGAGCTCCATGGAAAGAGCCACCACAAAGCAGAGGGGGTCAGGGTAGGTCGAGAAGACATCTTATCGGGCACTGTGGTATACAGCCCCCTGTCGCCATAGGTAGCTCCGGGACCAAACCGACCTTTCAGGTCAGAAGGGACACGACCGAGCATCTTCCGCATCTCTTTACGCGCCTCGGCGATAAGCCGAGAACACGCCCCTTCAGGAGTTTGATAAACGTCGTTTGATCGATCGTAATCATTCTCGAAGAGGTGAATGTGAAGTCTGTCGTTGGAGCGCTTGCATTGCCTTTCAGCTTCGATGAACCCATCTTCAGCAACAAGTTTCTTGTCGATGGTGGTGGGTAGATCGGCGCATTTCCGTATAAAGGATACGGAGGCGGCGTCGCGGAAATAACTTTCCGCGTCGTCATATGCAAGAGGATTCACCTTGATTTTCACAAGGTCATCCCACCTTTGATTCTTTAAATGATCTTTGCAGGTCATAGACAAAGGTGTGGCGAGCGCGTCAAGAAGTTTGACGTACACTCTCTCCAAATCACTTGGAAGAGATTTTTGCATAGATGGGATCCTTTGGTTCGAATTCTAAGCGACTTACGTCGCTGCGAATCCTTCGGTACCTTGGGACTTATTCAACGAAGAAGCCACCAGGTTAAAACCCTGATGAATCATTTCGTTGATCTCCGTCTGGG